TTGGAGTAATAAGTTTACTAAGAAACTCTCTTTGTGTTTGAGGTCTTGGTTTTGTTACCATGTTATCTTACTTGGGTAATACCAACTTTATCTCCACGAGTGTAATGAGTTTCTATTATTGTTGAATAATTATCACCAAAGTTTTCTAATCCAGTACTATAAGCATAGTCATGATCTTTACCAAGAATTAATTGGTTTGGATTTACATTATCTACTTCATAATACAATTCATTATACATTACTATATCTCCTGCTTCACAATGTACATTAGCTAGTAATAAATCATCATTCAAGAATCTAAATTTAACTGTTCTTACTACATCAATACCAAATTCGTCTACAGGTGCTTCAAAATCACCTCTATCAATTAAACAATTTAAAAGAACAGGTCCTAAAAAAACCTTATTTGGTCCTTCAGAATATATGTTTGCTTTTGTATCTTCAAGAATAGGTTTATAGTACCCCACTTGCTGTGAGATTACATCGTTTATTAATTCTCTGCTAAATATCTTAAAGGTATCTATGTCAGTTGTTTTTCCAAATAGTGCCATACTTTTATCCTATAAAAATCATTTGTGGTATTTCATTCAACGTTCCTTTAGCAGCTACAGTTTCAGCTTGCTTTCTTTCTAATTGACTCTTTCTTGTCATTTCATCAAGATCACCTCTCAATTTTTCAATTAGATTTGCTTTTTCGGTTCTAGCATCTGCTAATAAATCTTGTTGGTTAAGAGTTGCTTCAGCTCCTGGAATAGGAACTGTTGTGTACTTACCTCTAACATATCCAAGCATTTCTTTTGCTAATGCAGCTGAGTATTCATATATCCAATACCTACCTGGAGCGTTAATTTGAGAATATACTGGGTTATTATAAGGTACATTACCCATATTAGTAACTAAATTAGCTGATCCTGAATATGGTCCTTTTGATGGGCTATTCATTTCAGATTGCTTACTATATTCAAACCATAATGTACCAGTCCATGCTGGATTACTTGTTGATATTGGAATAGGGAATATTTTTAAAACGTTATTTACTACTTCGAATGAATAATGAGAACGTCTTACTGTATCGCTCATTTCAATTTCTTGAATTCTTTGTATATCCCAAAATACTGGGAATAACATAGTCGATACAACGCTTGATTGAGCACCCCAACCAAATGATTCTAACATTCCTTGTCTATCAAATCCAGTACCTGTAAATGGATCAAAGAAACGACCCACTGCTGGTGCTGGTTCATAAAATATTCTAGTTAATACAATACTATCACCAGGAGTTAAAGATGCAGAGGCTGAAGCCCATGCTTTCATATCGTATGATTGTTGCCCTGAAATTACAGGTAAAGCTCCTTTGTAAATATTAGTATACCCACCTACTCCTATTGCTTCACCGTAGTTAGTTGAGATATTAATAATACTATTCAATCCTGAATTGATTACTGTAGTATTTAATGCTGATCCAGTAGGTGATCCTTCAAGTGATAAATAATTATCTCTTATTTTAAATAAGTATAATTCATTACCATATGTAGTCACAGCTTCTTCAAAGCATGTGTAAAAATTCTGATCTTGCAATTCGACATCCATCATAGGATATCCTAATTTTCTAGCACAAAAGTTAGCTACCTTCGGACCATCAATTTGATACGTAGTATCTAAATCATAAAATGCAAAAGGTGTGCTTCCTGAGATAGCACCTGGTGATCCATTATAATATACTTTGTTTGCCATGCGGATGTTATTTTATATAAATATCAATGGAGATTCATTATCGAACAAAATAAAAAAAGCCGATATTGCTATCGGCTCTTTTATTATCAATATAATTCTAATGATTATACTTGATCAAGATCAGCAACCCATAGTTTTGCGAAAAACTCGGGCCTTACCATCTTCTTAGCGTATCTTGTCATAATACCCTTTTTAGGAGTAAATGTGTTAGGATCGTATACTAAAGGTGTCATGATCAAAGGAACATAAGGAGCGTATACCGCACCGCATTCCAAGAATTGACTACCACGTAGACCTATCAAGATCAAGTTTTCTAAGAAATAAGGGTTTTTGTAAACCTTGTATCTGTTATTAAATTGACCCACTTTTTGTACACCGAACGCAAACTTCATTGTGTCTGCTGCTCCGTCGCTATCACTAGCAAATCCAGGAATGGATTCGATAATTGTTGCAACTGAAGGAGAAACAACCATAAAGTTAGCACCACCACGCAATGTTCTTTGGTGAATAATGTTGCTTAATTTTTGCAACTTAGTTCCCATTGTTTGGAACCAACCACCTTGCGTATTATAATAACCACCAGCACCCGCAGCTTTATCTGTGTATGTTGAGTTGGTTAAGTTGTAGAATCTGTTTGCTACTACTGACCATACATCAGTTGATGTAGATGGAACGTTTTGGATAAGCATATCCAATATTTCCAAGTCAATTTCAAGAGCAATATACTCTCCAAGCATACTTGTCAATTCAGCTTCGGCATCAATGTTTTGGAATTTATCCAAGTCTTGTGCCAATTCTGGAGTCCATTCTGCTTTCAACTTACGAGTCTTGGCTGAGATGGCTTCAGATCTCATTTGAATTGCAATCGTAGGGATCACAATTGAGGTTGAGCTCAATGAGTTAGGAACTGAAGTACCTTGTGTAGAGTCACGATCTTCAAAGTCACCACGCTTGTTAAAGTCTGTTTGCTTACTGTAATGTATAGCATAAGATTGTGTAGTAACACCAGGGTTGTTTAAATAGAACTGAATCGTAGATCCAGATACCACTGTAAATTCCTGTAAGTTCATAGCTGCAGTTACAGATGAACCAGTGATAATAAATGAACGAACAGCTGTTAAATCAGCATCAACTAATGTTGATGAGTTAACAATGATGTACTTAATTGAACCCACTGAACTAGAATATAATGCGTTAAAGTTAACATCTGCAATTGATGAAGAGTTAAAGTTAAGACCAAGTGTTGATGAGCCAGTGGCTACAACGAATTGGTTGCTAGAATATCCATATCTACCTGCACCATACAAACCACCAGCTGCTTGGTTACCAAAGTTAGCTGATGTGAAACCAAATAATGAACCTGTTTTGCTGAATGGAGTTTTATCATTACCATATTGGAAATCCAAATAGAATACCAAACCAGCTGGCATATTCATAGGTTGCACGGAAACGAAATCTTTTGAAGAAATCATTCCGAATACTTTACGTACCAATGGAAGAGCAACGCCTGCCCATTGTTCACCAACACCTACTGTAAATGTTGCACCAGTCGTTACACCACCACCAGTTGTTACAGCTTCTGTAACAAGTTGTTTAGCTTGACTTTCTAACATTACCGCAGTATTAGTTTTTTCGTAGCCTTCTAACCCTGTTAAAAGACCACTTCTGTCCCACTTAGCAGCTAATCTCTGTGCCACCTTTTTGTGTTTGGTGAAATCAGCAGATTCGTTGATAAGTTCGCTTAATAAATTACTCATACTTTGTTTTTTGTTTTAAATTTTTTTTAATTACTTACGTTTTACTATTCCAGCCAATTCTTGTAATCTAGTTACAACCTCATCTTGTTGTTCAACGATCAGACCGGCTGGAGCCTTTGTTCCTGATGGTTTAGAAGCGAATCCTAATGATTCCTTAAGAGGTTTTTTCTTTCCAACTGTAGCCTTAAAGGAGGTATTAGATAATGTCTCATACACTCTCTTAACATCTTTAATCGATGTTAAATTGTCGAATGCTGTAAGAATTTTAGCTTTTTGACCTTCGTTCAATGTTTTAGTTTTGAAAAGTTTGTTTGCATAAAGAAGTTTAGCATTGATCAAATTCATGTTATTCATTTCTTTTTTCAAGAAATTAATAGTTTTGATTGCTTCAGCAAGGTGTTGTCCACTACCTGCTTTAGGTCCAGCGTAATCTGTTGAAGCAGATACTTTCTTCATTCCTGTTCCTAATTTTCCTTTTTCTTTCAATAAATGTTCACCACTACCAGCTTTGGTAGCAGCGTAATCTTTTGAAGGAGAGGTTTTCTTCATACCTGTTCCTAATTTTGTTTCAGCTTTAGGAGATGCTTTTGGTATTCTTGAAGTAACATTAGTTCCTTTTACTTTGGGATTATCTTTTGCTGCTTCTTTACCTTTACCAGGGAACAACCCTTGTTTTCTTTCTGCCATAGGTTCGTCTTCAGTTTCATCTAATGAAGCTAATACTTCATCTAAAGATAATTCTTCATCGTCTTGGCCAGGTTGAACATCACCTGTTCCAGCGTTAGCTGGTTCTAATGTTGGTTCATCAATACCATCAGCAGATGAATTGCCTTCAGCACCACCTATTCCTAATGACATTAAAGTATCTGCGATGATACCTTTTAATTCACCAACTGTTAATTCTACAACTTCTTGATCGTCTGCTTGTTCGCCTTCGCCCGCTTCAGCTCCAGTCATATCAGGAACTTCTGCAGCTCCTTCTTCACCTTCACCAGCTTCTTCTCCAGCTTCTTCAGCACCTTCTTCACCACCTTCGTCATCTTTAGCTTCAAATTCAAATCCTTCTTCAACTGGAGCTTCTCCTTCTTCAACTGGAGCTTCTTCTAGTGATTCTTCATTTTGAAGTTCAGCTAAGATTTCATCAAGTGATTCTTCTGTTACTTCTTCGTGTATTTCCTTACCTGGTAATGCACCAGTTTCAGGATCAACACCTTGCCCGCTAGCATCAACTTCATCCATTGAATCTTCTTCTTCAGTAAGTTTCTTACGAAGCATTTCTTGGATTCTTGGAGTGATAGTTTCTTCTAGTGCCATTCTCGCGTTGGCAATAGCAGCATCACGGACTTTTTTTGCATCTGCCACAGCTTCTCTGTACAGATCTTTTGTTTCGTTACCCATTTTTTTGTTTAATTTTGATTGCTTATTGTATGAAGCAATATCGACGTTCTAAAAAATAATGCTATAGTAGAATAGCATATATCCATAAATATATGCAATTTCCGGAGAATGTTATTTTGTACTAAATTATTTTACGCAACAGAAACCTTGCGTACAAAGTATGTCAGAAATTATTCTATTAACTTTAGAATACTTGTTTATAATTTTTATTTCTGACGGAGTATATGACTCATTTAAATTGACTGGAGCCATAAATGATCCGTATGTGGAAGGAGTGGAAACAAAGTCCCAACATAATAATTCTAAGTCATCTTCCACCTTAAATGTATTTTCATCTATCGTACTTACCGACCCCATCGCTCTTGATGAAATACCTACTTTGATACCATTAGCAAATAATGTTTTTAATATATTACCAGATGGTGTAGGTAAGATTTCAATGTTAGCTAATAGATCATCAGCTTCCCACCATAATTTAATAATGTTATGAGATGCATTCTTTAAATTAACTACTGAAGACTCTGGATGATCTAATTCACCCAAAGCTCTATTTTCTGCAATTGGACCTTTAATATATTTTTCAACTTCTCTACGAAGTGTATCGCCAGGATAAATTCTTTTATTAGCATTAGGTTTATTTGCAGCTTGTATTTTTCCACTAACAATTAAATTTTTAGTTGGATTACTTACTGCTTCACGCAACTGTTGTTGCGAAAGAGTAAATGGAAGATATTCAATTAGAAGTTGTCTTTCCATAATTATAGTTTTGTAGATTTTACTTGAACTCCAAGTTTCTTTGCTTTTGTTGTAAGCTCCGAAGCAGCTCCTCCGGGATCGCTTGTTATATCAAGTGTTTCTCCTTCGGGTGTTTTCTGAGCAAAAGCTTCATCTACATCAGGTTTGTGTACTACATAATTAAAATCCCAATGATCTTCATCACTGTAATCTACTTCTGATAAAGTATACCCATCTCCAGATAAATGTTTTTTAAGATCATCAAAACGATCATTATCTATGTATCTACCACCTGGCATTTTAAATACTAATTCGTCGTCTGTTTTAGATTTTACATACTCAGATAAGTACGTAACATTACATGCTTTTATTGCATTAAGAAATGCTTGTAAACTAGATACTTGAGATACTGCTATCTCAGTCAATCCTTTTTTTTTAAAGTGGTTAACTAAAGATTCTTTTAAAGCTTTGAATTTCTTCATTTTACCACCTGAGCCTGGAGCTTTGAATGTTTTTACTTTAACTGTTGTACCACCACCTACTTCTTTTTTACCTAAAGTGTCTTTTGTATTAGCTTTTTCAAGCTTACCAACAGTTTTCATTATATTACCTTCTCTTTTATCAAGATTTTTTTCACCAGGTTTAAAAGCTACAGCGACATCATATCGTTTTGATTTTTTAGGTGCAAAATTTGCTTTAGAATCTAGATCAGGTTTATTAGTTGGTTTTACACTTGCTAATTTCTTAGAATAATATGTAGAATCTTTTGTTAAATTAGCTAACACCTTATCTACTAATTTCTTATATTTTTCTTGATCCATGAATTTGAATCCCCAATCAGGAATGCTACTATATGTTAATCCTGATTCCCAATTTATACCACGTTTGAATTCGTATGGGTTAACAGTATCGATAGTACATACATATCCTTTCCCTTCATTTAAAGAAACTTGTTCTCCTTCTTGGTATTGAGGTGATGATACACTACCGTCAGATTCAGGCAAAGAATAAAAATATTTAGTATTACCTGTATCAATTTTTTTTGTTCTTACTATTAGTCCTTTTGATAATGCTCTTCTTAACAGGCCTGCAAACTTCTTATTACTTGTACTATCATTATTACGATCAAATCCAAAAGAACCTTGCATAATTTCATTTTCAGACTTGCCAGGATTTTTTGATACGTAGGTTACAATATCTTGTACTGAATTTTGACCTTTTTTATAATTTGGTCTATTTTTTTCTTTACCAACTGTTATTTCACCAAAGGTATATGGTACATCATATTCATCAGCACCATCCATACCAGGAGCAATACCTTTATTTTCTCTATACATTGCTGCTGGATCTTCTTCATCACCACGATGAGTGCCACCTGCTGGATCTGTCCATTCTTCTTCACCAGAAGTACTTTGATCATCATCAGTGGTCATCCCGTTATCATTTACTTCACCTGGAAGTTCATTTCCTTCATCATCAAATTCACCACCGTCTTTAAATCCAAAATGATCTTCAGGATTTTCAAATGATCCTTGGTCTTCTGGATTATCATCATCTCCAAATCCAAATTCATCTTCTGGTGATCCAATCATAGTTGCGTCCATTGGATCATCATCATATTCCATACTCATTGGAAAGTCATCAGAGAAATCAGAGAAATCATCATCCTCTTCATTTACATTACCAATATGACCATATGCTAATGATGGATCATATCCAGATGCATCTGCATCAGATGTTCCACCAAGAGATTCAGGAGAAACAGGAGTTGCTCCAGCAGGTTGACTTAATTCATCATCGTCATCATATGCTGTTTCAACTTCTTCTAAACCACCATCGCCTTCGAAATGAGCATCATGCCACTTAACATTTTTATCTTCCCAAATGACGTTTTTACCTTTTAAAATAGATATAACCTCAGTTATTGAATTTAAATTGGTAATCCAAGGTAAGTTCTCATCTTTTCTTATTGCTTCAAGAAAGTTGTATTTTGAGATCTTACCTGTTTTGTATTTATTATATAAATTTTGAACGCTCATGGAATTATTATATTATTATGTTTATAAATATCTTATCTTCCTTGTCCTACATAAGGCTTACTGTAGTTCTTAGATCCTTTATTACTGCTTTGAGAATTTTTTGAATGCACACCTTTGTTCTTCTTTTTGTTTCTCTTGATAAAATACACTGTTTTTGACGTTGCCATTACTTAATTTGTTTAAAATGCTTATATAATTCAGCTAATTCTGTTTGTAAAGAACTTAATGCCTTATTAGTTCTTTCCATATATTGAGCTGAGTATCTATCTTTAAATTCTGTTTTCATTCTAGAAGTAAATTCCATTATTTTTTTTACTTCTTTAACTCTCTTATGAATTTCTTTAATTGCTTTATGAAGAGTTTCACGTGGAGTTCTAGTAGAATTTTGTTTTGTGAATTGACCGTATCTTATTTCATTAATAGAATTTAAAGGCGGTTTGTCATGAATTGAATTCTGCGTAAATGTTATTTCTTTAATATTTGAAATTAAATCTTTCAATACATCAGCATATACTCCTTTTCTAGGTCCGAACATTTCAATGTTTGATAAATAGAACTTTGACATCTTCTCTAAATTTTCAACAGTAGTATCGTTTTCTTCAGCATATCTTTGAATTTCAGGATATGGAGGTACATTAGCATGTAATACATTTTTAGATGCCCAAGATACTAACTTTTCAATAGGGATGTTAAAAGATGAAGTTCTTATTTCTTTTACATTTTTAGCAAATCTAGGATTACCTGTTATTGCTTTTGTAAAAGTTTCTTTAAAATTTTTTTTAACTCTAATTTTTTTTCCACCTTGATGAGCTTCTCCAGTACCGCCTGTTGTAACAGGATTAGATATAGCAGGAGCACCACCACCTGTTACTACATTTTCTTTAAGTGCTTTTTTAACTGACTTAACTAAATATTTTTTGACTTGTTCTTTTTTATTTACCATATGTTTATGTAGTCAAATGCTTTAGATGGGAATTTAACCCCTTTGGTTTTTTCTTGAGTTAATTTCTTTCTCATCTCTTCTTGCAATTTCAAATGAAATTGTTTTTGTTCTTCAGGAGTTAATTGTTTATTTTGCTTTTTCATCAATTACTACCTTTAATTCTTTTATTAACTCATAATAATGCATTAATGAGATTGCATGTTCATCTTTAATTGATTGATTAGGTAAAATAGGTTTGATAACTTCTATCAATTCTTGTATTTTGATTTTTGTTACTTTATCATCTATCTTATTAATACATTCAGATAATACTTTCTTAATTTCTTGAAACTTAGTGTTAAAAAATTTTTTCAAAGTAACTGTATCAGATATGTTATATATGTACTCTTTTAATACCATTTTTTGATCAGGTATTAAACTTTGATACTGTGAATTGAATTTTTCAAGTAATATTCTAAATGATAATATTCTAATTTCTTTATCTTGATTCATAAAGAAGTCGATATCTGCATCAACACTTTTTACTTCAGGTGAAGTAATATGTTCTAAAATATTAATTTTATTTGTTAGTAATTGATCGGTGTTTTTAAATGATGCATTGTTATATATTTCAAGTAACGTATATATAGATGCATATATTTTATAATCTTTTACTTTGTTTTTAAAAAAGTCATCAATATTGTATTTCAATTTGATTTCCTTAACTATATTGTATTTCTCTTTGTTTAGTTTTTCTCTATCAAGCTTTTTACTCTGTTCAAGAACCGTATCTATAATAATACTTCCTTTAGATTCATTGAGATTTTTTGTTGAATATAATACTTTATAAAGATTTAACTCTTTAAGCAATTCACTTTTTTTATTATAGAATTTCTTTAAAATTCTAACAGATTCAGATTCTTGATTACGCATCATATCTGAGGTTATCTGTCTTACAAGCAATTCAAAGACTATGCCTGTATTTTTATATTTTGAATGGCGGGTTATATTGGTATCCATATTATTTTTTTATTCTTATAAATTTACAACGCAAATAACTTTTAATTTCTTCTTGTCTTATTTTATCTTGCAATAGTAAATTTCCGTTTAAATCAAAATGATGTTTTTCATCATATTCCAATACTATATTTTTTTCTTTACTATACCCATCAACCCAATTTTTAAATTTCATATCTATTATAAATATTACTCGTTATCGTCTTTAATATTAGATTCGTCCATAAAAGAAGCTTCTTCATATAACTTAGTTTTACGACGTAATCCTTTCATTGTTTCTAACATTGATTTATTACGTAAATACATCTCTTTTGTACCTCTATTTTCATTTTCTAGTGCCAGAGGACTTCCTCCAATAAACTTGTGTTTAATAGTTTTAGAGCTTTCTCCTTCAGAAGCTGCTTTACCTATGTCTGTCTTTCCTAGTCTATCAGCACCCAATGCATCTAATGCAGTATTGGTGTCAGTTATTTTTTCAGTAGGGCGACCTGGTTTGTGAGTTGGTTCATTCGGGTTTTTCTCATTATATCCTACTGGAAGTGCTCCTGATGTAGTATTACTATTACCACCATACATACTAGCAATTTGACCTGGTGTTCCAAATGCTTCACCAGATGCTAATGGATCATTTCCTTCATTTTCAATTTGATTATATCTGAATAATCTTCTCTTATCCGCTATAATCAAGTCTCTCAATTCATCATACTTATCTTCACTAAATTGGAATATATTATCATAAATCCATTCAGTAGGTAATAAATTATTTTCAATTAATTGTGAAGCAAGTTCTACTTTTTCTTTCCACAATGCAATCCTTTCTTGTTCATAAATGATTGAAGGGTTGGTCAAAGATAATTCAAAGTTTGTTACTGTTTCATCTGTATACCCTTGTGTATATAAATGAACTAAAGCTATCTTTGTTAATTCACTTATAATAATTTTTTGTAAACGACTAATCGTTCTTGCAAATCTAATATCTTCTGCAGCTAATGTTGCTTTACCAGTTAAATCTTTTTCATATCCTAAGAATGCTTTTGGAATACGTAAAGCTGCAAATAATAAATCTCTAAAATATTCAACGTCACTGATACCATCATATTCTAATCCTTTTGCAGTATCAATCTTTGTTGCTGTATCATTACCTCTAACTGGAATGTAGAAGTCTTCAAGCATGTTTTGTACGTTGTATTTTAAATTGTATTGACCTGTTTGTGGATCAATAAATGGAACTCTTTTCATTTTTGAAATGAGCTTTTGCATATAATTTTCTACTTCATTAGGAGGAATAGATCCAACGTTAATAAAGAAAATTCTTCTTTCAGGTGCTCTAACAATTCTATGAATCATCATCGCATCTTCTTGCAATACTAATTGTTTGAAAGTCTTACGGGCTGGTTCAAGATAGGAACGACCGTATGGTAAGAAATTGACATCACCTACTAATCTAAAGTGAGCCATTTCAAAATTTTCAAATGTTAAATCTTTTTCATCTTTTAATCCATAATTTAACAACGCTGCATATCCTGTTTGGTTATAAGTTGTCATTACGTTAGGATCATATCTAAATCTTACATATGATGGATTGTTTGGATCTAATCCTTCTTCCCTAATCAAACCATATGGTGAAAAAGGAATAACATTATATACTCCAAACTTTTCAGCAATTTCTAATTTTAAAAAGAAATCACCAAACTTACACATATTTCTTACCCATGACCATAAATTGAATTCAATATTCAATACATCATAGAATAAGTTGTATAAAATCTTTTGAATATTTTCATCATTAGATCTAATTTGTAATATTTCACCTGCTTCATTCTCTAAACAACATTCATCAGCTAGAATATCTAGTGCTGAAGCTATGATAGCATGGGTGTCCATTCCTTCATAGTCGATATAGAGTTGTAATTTAAGTGTTTGGTAGTTTTGATTATTGTTATAATTGTATGCATAAGCATTAGAAGTTGTATATACCTTTCTAAACCTATCTACCAGTGCATTTGTTTGTAGAACACCATTTTGCTGTATTTTAGCAGTGTCTATAACCTTTAATTGGTTCCCTCCAACGTTTCTTATCATTACGTCAGAAGAAAACAATCTTTTTAAATCCGAAAAAAGTGTGTTCTCAGCCATTTTACTATTTGTTATAAATATTTAGTTTTTTACAGTAACCATTTTAAATCTAGTGTATTTCCGTAAGGATCTTGCATTTCCCATCCATCCCCCTTATCATACCTTGTATATTGCTTCTCTTTTAGTATCAAATTTGAAGATTGAATGTTATCTAGTGCTGTTCTCGATAAATCCATAGCTGTTTGTCGATACCTTAAAGTGGTGTCTCTTAAAAACAATCCAATACCCCAAGCCATTATTAAATCGTCGTTATATGTTTCTAAAGCTTGTGCTTTGCCATTTCTCCAAATAAATGTTTTAGTTTCATCCATTAATCTTTTTGAATTAATAGTACATGATTTTTCATGCATGTAAGAAGTATATTTAGAAATTACAAGAGGCCTGGTTCTAGTTGAGTTAGAAAACCCAGGTACCATTCCATCTCCTTTATCGTATCTATTTAAGTACACTTCAATGTTTGTCATTGCAGCTTCTGTTCTAGGAGAGTAATATAAATTTCTATATTCTCTCGCAAGAGCTGTTTGAACAACATCCCATCCTACGTTTGTATTTTCAATTACAAGTAATGAATCATTATATTCAGTTGCAACATTAACAGCTAAATTACCAAAATCTCTTGTATCTAATTGCCCTTTATACTCAGCTACCTGTTCGCATGTTTCAGCATCCATTATTTGTATTGTTGAATAGTCATTCCCATCCCCCCTAGCTGTATCAACAATAGTAACGTAAATTTTATGAGGTTCAGGATATTTCCATATCCATAAATTTTGATCTATAAACCTCTTTTCAATTGGAGGTTTTATATTTTGGTCATACCATTTTATTACGTCTGGTTCTATTACAGTAGCACCAGATGTTGTGAAGTCACAATCGCATTCCTGGGCTGCTTGTCTAATACCTAATATTTGATTTTGTTCTTTTCTCCAATGTTCATTTCTTTCTGGGTGTATTGTCCACGGTAATCTTACTGATACGAATTTCCCTTCTCCAGTTTCACCTTTTGTAAATTCTTTATGAAACCAATTACCAGTACCATTAGGGGTTGAAATTGCAATACATTTACCGCCAGTAGAAAGAGTAGGCTGTGCAGCAGTAAATATTGTTTCAATATTATCAATAAACGCTGCTTCATCTAGTACTAATAAAGAAGCACCCTCAGAACGTCCTGCATCAGTGGCTGCGGCTACAGCTTTAATTTGAGATCCATTCATAAATCTCATACTTAATTTGTTATTAAACTCTGTGGGTGCCATCTTTTTCATCCAAGATGGAAGATTTTCATATGCAAATGAAATCTTAGTAACTAAGTTTTTTGCTGTATCTTGTTTAGTAGCAACAACAAGTATGTTTTTATCTGTATGAAATATCATTAACCATAATGAATACGCAGCTACTAATGTTGATATACCTAACTGTCTAGATTTATTAACGATTAAATACTGATGCGGTTCAAATAAATTTAATACTTTTTCTTGAAATACAAACAGGTCAAAAGGAATACGTCCTCTAATAGGATGTTGAATCATAACATACTTCTTTATAAAGTATACTGAATCTTGACCGCATCTAATAAACTCTAATTTTATAGTCTCTTTTATAGACTGTTGAGTTACTTGATTTTGATCTTCCATGCCATCCCTATTTTAAATGTGGTTCCTCCATTTGATATTCCTATTCCAGCGTTGTACATTTGATCTTGTTTTGTTTTTAATACAATATTACCTCCAAAATAATTAATTGGATAGGTAGCATTTCCTGCTATTTCAGGACCAATGTATAGTTGTGTTGTTTTAAGAGGGGGATTTGTTATGGTTGTTGTTGTGGTAATTACCGGAATACTAAATTTATCAATTTTTTGTCTTGAAGCAATTCTATTTTCTGTTATTGTATCTTGTAATAATATATACCCGTACTCCCCTACCTTTATAGTATCATTATATGAAACTTTAGCAAAGTAATCTTTAAGAATAGCAGATGTATCAACTTTTGAAGGAATTTCAATTGTATCTCTGTATATTACTTTGTATGGCTTTGGTTTATAAACAATACTATCTTTTCCTGGTACCAAAAGAGTATCGATAGTAGTTACAATAATAGGGTGGTCGTTAATACTAGGTTTGGTACACGATCTCTGCAGTACTAATAAAATCACTAGTACTAATATTATGAATACAGAAAACCATTGCGTATTGAATTTTATCATTTTTGTGTATATAACTATTTTTTATCATCTCACCTTCTTGCCAACGAAGCATATCTATCGTCTTCAGGAGTGTAAGTGTCTGAAGTTGGCATGTGATCTTTAACCATACCTTCAAGTTCTTTCACTCTTTTTTCAAGATATTTAATATATTCTTGTTCAGTTGGAGCAGGAGTTTGTGGATCATTATCCATTGGTACTCCACCAGGACTGGTTTGTTGATTTCCCGGTTGTTGTCCTGACGATGACATATCTTCATCCATTTCTTCATCTGGACTTGACATTGATTCTAGATCTGAACGTAGAGCTATAATTTGTTGAGGTATTGAACCAATCAATTCTTTGTATTCATCGATTGAAATTTCTTTATTTTTTAACTTAGCTAAAATTTCATCCTTTTGACCAATTAATTGTAATAATTGTTGGGTCTTAGATTGAAATGAATCTCCACCTACTTTAGCAATATCTTTTTGATCAGGTTCTTTTTCAAATGAAGCCTCATCATCTACTTCAGGAGCAGCTTCTTTATTTTTTTTAGCTTCTTTTAAAAGCTTTTTGCCAGATTTTTCCTTTACCGAATTTTGGTAGTTGGTTACGTAATCTATGTAGTTAAATACTTTTTTCATATTAAATAAATCTAATTTTTGTTTCTTTTAATGCTTTTTCAAGTTCATCTTCATCTTCTGTTCCTGCTTCTTCTCCACCTTCTGCTGACGGTTCTTCTTCTCCTTCTGCCCCTTCTGCCCCTTCTTCTCCTTCTGCCCCTTCTCTTTCACCAACCGGGGTGTAATATGGATTACCTCCACCTCCGCCTCCACCACTAGATTTTGATTTAGGTTCTTCAGGATCTGCTCCGTCTTCTTCATCTGGTCCCTGTGCTCCAATTGGAGGTCCTAATTGAAGTAAGTCAGCAATAGCTAAAATAGCTCCTTGTTTTTCAGATAATGTATTCATATAATACCTCTTACCTTCTACCTTACATACATATGATTTACCAAGATATATCAGGTAAAACTCTTGACCATTATGTAACACAATTTTAAATGTTGTTGGTTTAGGAGCCATTATATAAATACCAGTAATATAATCTGTAAAGCGATCTGTTAATAGATCAACCATTTCTTTTTTTAGACTAGGATATTTTTGCGTAATAAACTGAATAGGATTTTCATCAAATGAAGGAATTAACGTACTAGGAGTTAATTCTTCCTTTACTAATCTTTCAATTAATTTTTTGATTTTGGTTAAACGCATTATTTCTTTTCTTCCAGTTTAGGTAATGGTTTTTTTGAACCTTCAACCATTTTGTGTTTATCTCTAATTTGTCTAATTTTTGCTAATAACTCTTCAGCTTTAGTCTGATGAATATCAGCATTACTTGGATCTAATTTAGCGTCTTTCAAATGTTGATTAACTTGTTTTTGTAAAGTTGCCATTCTCTTTTGAAGTTTATCGCTTACTTTACCTTTCTTTTCTTCTAGTTTAGCGAATTTCTCATACACAGCTTTTAATTGACCATTAGCTTCTTCTATAGCTTCTTCTTTATTTAAATAAAAACCATGAATCCCTTCCGGCATTACAGCACCAGTACTGTGTAATTCAGAAAATGCAAAAGGATCAACTTCATGTAAAAGTTCATCTAATTTGTTATCTGGTCTTTCTGCCTTGCGTACTGCATAAAATGTTTTAAATCCCTTAGGAGTAGCGGTTTCCTTTATTACTTTTTTTGCCATAAATTACTACGTTTTATATAAATATCTTTAAAAAAATAAGAAATACTAAAACCATTGTTCATTACCTAATGCAATGCCAAAAGGATTGCTTGAATTACTACCTGTACTAACAATACTTATGTTTCCTTTTACTGTACTAAATTCTTTTGCTACTACATAAACAGGTTCAGTATTATCATACCAAGTTAAATTAAAAGGACCGTTACCTGATAAACTACTTGTTATTAATGTTAACTCATCAGATGGTCTCAGTAAACTCATTGAAACTAATGCTCCTGATCCACCCGTTATACTACCAGATATATTATATGTTATTCTGTGGTATGTTATAATTGTATCTAAATAATGAAAAGCTGTTGCAGCGTTACCTTGTACTAAGTTCCATCTTCTACCTAATTTAATATCTGCTCTAGCAGTATCTGGATCTCCATACCATCTTGTAAATTGATCTCTCATTTGAGAATAACATTGTCTTAATCCTGTTTCTGGGTCAGTGGTTCCAACATCTATATAACCATTTGACCATCCAGCTCCTTCAGATTTTGTTAATTCAAATTGTATTATTGTTCCAGCTGGGTTACTTGTCGAGTCGCTAACATAACAATAATTTGTTCCGAGAGCATTTATAAAAGGATAATTACCTGGAATAGGTATGGGTGGAGAAGTTGAATCAATTAATGTTCTATTCAATGTTGCAGCAGAACTACTTATATTTGCTAAATTCCATCGTATTGTTTTATTATGCCACATGGAACCAGATGGGTGTTTATCACTAGTATAATTTAGTATAAAATATCCTGATAAGTTATACATCAAGTCAGTTGCATCTGTTCTATATACATCAACGGAGTATAAATTTCTACCTCTAACTATAGATGCTGTATCATTTCTAATCATCAATCCGTTACCTCCACACATTACGGATGCAACATCATTATATTGTATAAATGATCCAGTACCTATTCTTGCAGCAAGACCACCAATGTTAGCTTGTTGATCCCAAAACATATAAAATGCTAATCTTTTAAAAGACGGGTTTGCTTCTTGCACCCATATTTGGCGGCTTGCTCTTTGAAAATCAGTTGAAGTGGGACCACCACCTGGAGTAGGAATCTCTAATGGTAATAACAAACTATTCATTATAGAAGTACTGCCTGTTTCATCGTATGTATAAGTAACGCCCATATACATCTGAGCGTGGTTATCTCTAGCAATGTTATTTGCATATTTAAAGTCTTGTTGAGCAGCAGTATTAAAAGATCCAGATGGAAATTTATATACAAATCTACGCCATCTATCAGAAGCTAAAGATCCAGATATTAAAGCTGTTTGTTGTATAACTGAACTCCCCACTTGGATGCTAGCAGTATAGTTAGTTGTAGCAGTGTTGTTAGAAGTATTAGCTTGATTAACAATAAAAATGTCTCTATACGTTTTACCAGATTCAGGTAAATATGTATCTAATGCTGGTACTGATCCAAATGTTTGACTTAAAACAAGTGGTTGGGCTGAACCAGAAGCATCTAAAGGTATATAAACTGTTTTTATTTGTGCTGAACTACTTTCATTATATTCGTATGTAACTTGAAGGGTTAAACAAGCATTTACTAATCCTGTTGTTGTACCAGTAGACTGGTTCATTTGAAAACTTGCTGTTAAATCAAGCGACTGTGTTGCTGGACCCCAAGATTGTGATAAAAACAGAGTAGCATCTGCAGTATGCCATAAACTTATATTTTCACCTGAGTTGGTATATGTATTTGTATTATTCCAAGATCCTGTTACTGCTAGAGCTCCTACTTGGATTTGTAATCTTCTTACAGTATATGAACCGCCAGTTGCGGTGATAACATCATCAGCAGTAAAAGTAAGTATAGCTTTTCTAATACCACCTCCTGGTGCCATGTCGGGGATGAACATGGTAATTGGGGCAAAAGCTGTTAATGTATTGTTAACTATAGCGATTGTCGCACCACTAGCAGAAAAAGAATATTCAATTGTTTTTAAATCCATAACTTTATATAATTCTTACTTCTAAAAATAGATATGTTGCACTATTATTTGACATTACTTCAAACCTACATAAATCTCCTTGAGCAACTGCTACGTTTATCGATCCACTACCTAATTGTGTTCCAGCAGATGTTAAAGAAGCAGTAAAAATATTATTTGCTGATGTAGGTATTGCTTTGTTTGATTTCCATAATGAACATGATACAGTTGCTGCTACGTCAGACACTAATGTCCATGATACTGCTGTACCATTAACATCTATTGATTTAATTCCTTTGGATCCAATTGGTATCGCAGTTCCATCACCTGTTTTAGTACCAATTTCAAATCTATACGTAAGCATAGAACTAGACATCATACTTCCAGTTCCATCATAAATGGAACCAGTAACAAATTGTACTACCCTATTATACGAACTTGATATCGGTAGTGCAAATAAATCTGAAGGTCCTGGCATTTAATTATTTTTAAAAGTATATCTATAAATATCCTGGATAATCTAATTAAAACAGTGCAGTCCAAGTAGCTCCATTCCAAAAATATGGTTTTAAGTTAGCTCCTGAACCTGAATTAGCAAATGATCCGGATGGTATTCCAGTTGTTGGTAATGCTCCTATATAAGGTGCTAGAGTAAGTACTGCATTACTTCCTGTAATGTTCAAGGAACCTGTTACTGATAATCCATTTGTGAAATTACCTGATCCAGATACATCAAATGTAGCAACTGGATTAGGTTGATTAATACCTATCTTACCATTATTAGATCCTGAGAATGGATTTCCTGATATAGTTGAATATGTTCCTGTTCCAAATAATACACCTCCTATATTTATTCCATTAGCTGTATTATCTGCTAATGTAATATTTGTACCAAAAATAATATTATTAGAACCAATACCTGCTGAACCAGGATATCTATACCCGGCTTGTAGGCCAAATAATGTCGAATACGATGCTGCTGAAGCAGAATACCCTGCATTGTATCCAAAGAAATTACTATATGAAGCACTTGTAGCATATCCACCAGCATTTACTCCAAAAAAGTTTGAATGATCTGCAGCAGAAGCTATATACCCAGACGCTGCTCCATAAAAATTAGAATCATTAGCAGTAGTGGCTTGATACCCTGCCTCACGACCCATAAAGTTCGCATTTGAAGCACTATATGCTTGATACCCAGCAGAGTATCCAAAAAAGGTTGATCTATTAGCTTCATGTGCTTGATATCCTGCTTGATATCCAAAGAAATTTGAAAATTGAGCAATACGTGCAGTATATCCTGCATTATATCCAAAGAAGTTAGAATATGAAGAACTATAAGCAAGATTTCCTGCTAAGGAGCCAAAGAAGTTAGACTCATAAGCACTATCGCAATTTTCACCTGCTTGCAATCCAAAGAAATTTGATCCATATGAAAAGTAAGCTTGAAATCCTGCCCTGTATCCAAAGAAATTTGAATTATGTGAATTATCAGAAAGATATCCTGTTTGGAATCCAAAGAAGTTAGACTGGTATGCATTAGTAGCTACAATACCAGCTTGATATCCAAAGAAGTTTGATTTTTCTGCATTAATAGCTTGGAACCCAGCTGCTTGTCCAATAAAGTTTGAATTATTTGCATTCGATGCTTGATAACCAGTGGTATATCCAAAGAAATTTGCATTACTTGCATTAGTAGCTGCCTGCCCAGCACCTCTTCCAAAGAAATTAGATTGAAAAGCATTATATGCTTGATAACCAGATATCGCTCCAAAGAAGTTTGAATCTGCTGATTGTGATGCTTCATACCCGGCAGTATTACCAAAGAAGTTTGCTTGGTTTGCTTTAGTAGCACCATACCCTGCTAAATATCCATAAAAGTTAGACTGAGAAGCAGACACTGCATTCTGTCCTGCACCATGACCGTGAAAATTTGAATCATTAGCTAAAGTTGCTCCATTACCTGCATTCCAACCAAAGAAGTTAGAATACGAAGCACTATATGCTTGATAACCTGCATCTAATCCAAAGAAGTTTGACCCATAAGCATTAGTGGCTTGAAATCCAGCAAAGTCACCAAAGAAGTTTGAATCGTGGGCATTAATAGAACTTTCACCTGCTCTATATCCAATAAAATTAGAATACGAAGCACTACCAGCTAACATCCCTGCTTGGTACCCAATAAACATTGAATCATGGGCTTCACTAGCATACGCTCCAGCACCATACCCCATAAATGTAGATTGATACCCATTATATGCTTGATACCCAGATACATACCCAAAAAATGTAGAATTAGAACAATTAACTCCTAAATATCCAGCATAGGTGCCAAAGAAATTTGCATTACTTGCATACGTTGCTTGAAAACCTGCCTGTTGCCCAAAGAAAGAACTATATGAAGCACTATATGCTTGATAACCTGCATTTAATCCAAAAAAGTTTGATTTAAATGCCCAAGCAGCTTGATAACCTGCATTTAATCCAAAAAAGTTTGATGCTTCTGCATTCGATGCTTGATAACCTGCATTTACTCCAAAAAAAAGAGATCCATTACTATTTACTTGACTTGTATCGACTGAGTAAAGTGATGATCCTGTTAATGCAATAGGAGCTGTTGAGAATGAAGATGTCCCTTGTAATGATCCAGTTATTCCACCACTTACTATTAAATTGTTGTAAAAATTACCATAATAAAAAGATGCAGTTGGACCGCTAAGTATTTTATTTGCGAAGTCCATTCTAAAGGTTAATGCTCCAGCAAATGATGTAAAATCAATTACTGAGTCAAAGTATGGAGGTGCAATATAATCTGTATATAAAAACCCAGGATAATTACTATCACCTGGGAGATTATTTCTACCTCCTAATATTAATGCGCCGCCACCAGGGCCGTTTCTTCCAATGACGACAGATGTTGATCCAACTCCTCCTAAAAATTTTATTCTTTCAACATTATTGGTTTTTATAACAAAAGCGTCATCTGTTAACGTTCCTATACTTTGTGTGGTATTACCGCCAAACGAATTACCTCCCACACTCCATGTTGAATATACATTAGGTAAATTAGCAGGTAACGCAAATCTTGTACCTGTATTCCCATCATAATATATTGTAATTGTACAAGTGTTTGATTCTGTTCGACCGTATACTTTAAGAACAAGGCGATCACTAGAATTTATATTAATACCAGGTGGAAGAATAGTACCAAGTACAAAATTTACTTTTAATGATGTCGAATTATCATGTGTAGATTCATCAGAAGTATATATTAACGTTTCAACACTCGCAGTGTTTCTAACATATAATTTATAGTAAGTGTAATAAACTGTAGCTGCGGCTCCTGAAGTTTTTTGACTATCGTAATATAAAGCACAAGTACCTGCTGGAATGAATGTTACACCAGGATATCCAGGATCGGTAATAAATGCTTTTATTAACTGCTCTGTATTATCAGCAGCTAATGGTTCTGATGCTAAAGATGATGTTACATAATTGTTTATATCATGTAAACTGTCATACCCTGCGATATCTGTTACAGCATCATTAAGGTAATAAGAGGTTATGCCTTGACCTAAAATCGATGTAGGTATTAAACTACCAGTACCGTCATAAAAAGCTCCACTTGCATATTGAACTACTCTTTGATAAGTGTTCGCTATATAATCGCCTGTAAAATTTGGAAAAGCCATTAATAATTATTTATCTATTATAAATATTAGATAATTTAAATATCTGTTTCTCTAGCTTTCTGTAATGCTTGTTTAAACTCTAAGTATTCCTTTGTTTTTACATTACCTGTACTCCACAATTCAATATCTCCTTGTTCCGTAACATATGTTTCTTTTACATTCTCCCACTCTTCTAAAAACTGAATCATATCATTTATTTCATCGTTTTTATTTTGATTGACTAGAGTTCGTTCATATTCTTCATATTTACCTACTCTCTTTAGTTCTGTTTCCATTTTAATGACACAATCAGAACACTTTTTATGTACTATATAAACCTTTTTATTATGTAGGGTATTAGGCATACGTTGTCCGCATTCAGGACATGCTAGAGGCATGAAAAATATTTTTCTAAATTCATCATGCTTGGATACTGATTGTTTAATTCCATTCTTGATAGTCCAAGTTTTATTATCCTCTTCCCATATATCACCTTCTTCATGAGTTATCTTTCTAGTACCGTACCC